GGAGCTTATCACCCCGATGCCGTTTTCACAACGAAGTAATTGCGCTTTTATTGTGTGTGCCACGAGTTATGTGGCGTACACTGTTGTTACGAAGAGAGAAGAATTGCGAGGACTCGCGTCTTCTCTGTGTGAGCTATGCGCTCGCAAGCCTGCCATTGAGTCAGACCTTGCTCGAGACGCTTTTAGCTCGTTAGTCGTGGACCCACCAGTAGCTGTGGTGGGTCACACGCACGCCCAAGCCGCTGGCTTGAGAACCGCAGCCACTGCGTTTGTAATGAACATGGGCCAGTATACTGGCGCTAGTGTGTTCATTGTCGGAATGTCTCGTTCTGACCAACGCAAGAGCTATCGCGGTACTCGCCAGTGGTTCTGGTGCAAGGATGCAAATGCTGAGAATCGCAATGACGAACCAAAGCACGACGACATCCAGTACCTCTGCGACGTCGACTATTATGTCGACATGCCCAACTTTCTCTCACGAGAAGCCAAGCCCGTGGTTCTTTATACCATGGTTCCGGAAACAGCCGCTCAGACTGCTGTGGACAACACCTCCTATCGTTTCATGGAGGACGGTTCACTTCAGACAACGGTTGCTGGCGGTGGCCAATACCACCACCATCTTTGGAACTACGGTATGGATTCCGTCTTGGTCACCAAGCGATTCTTGGGCTTCCCTTGGAAGTCCATCGCTTACTCAGTTGAGCGCAAGCAGGTTGGACCGAATCGCCAACTTGTATTGCTCGCGCCGATGAAGGAATTCATCGGACTGGGGAGCTGGCTCGCCATGTTGCTCATGGAGACGCCGCCTCTCTCCCGCTTCAATCCAGTCGTCAAGACGGATGATGTTTCATTCATCCGCTTTAACGTAATCCAACCTGATGGACAGACTTTGGTCTCGACCTCGGTTGCAGGCACTTTTTCGAGTGCTACTGTACCTGTCGCGGTTGATGAGGCAATTGCCAACGTCGCCAAATTGAGCACAACTAATCTTATGATGCCAACAACTGCAAGTTGGATCAAAGATGATAAGGCTGCTGCTGTCATCCTGACTCGGTTCCACCGAGCCACGGTGCAGCGCAGCCCGTTGACCGTCTTTCCTGTCGCTAAGGCTGTTAGAGCGTATCAATACGCTCCGGCCAATTACGATCAGGAAGCGAAACCCAAGCTCCAAGCATTCATGTCACCTTTTGTGCACGAAGCGTTCGCACCAATTGCGAACAAGGCGGGCGAAGAGCAATGCGTTGAAGGGAGAATCAACTCCCTCCGCAAAGCGGAGCCCAAACCTTGCAAGTTTCGTGACCGGTGCATCGACGAGTTTGTTGAACTCGTGATGCAGGGCGAGGTCCTGGAACCTGTCTGGTATGAGGATGTGGCCTCAAAACAGACAAGCGCTGCCCAGAAATTGTCTTTAGCAAAGGCTGCCGTCATGGGATGGTTTCGAGCCAAAGTTCTAAAATGCTTCATCAAAGCCGAAGCGTACGCGAAGATCGCTGATCCTCGCAACATTTCGACTTACAATGATGGGGACAAATTGGACATGGCGCAATTTTCCCTAGCACTGGCTGCCCACTGCAAGCAATTTCCGTGGTATGGCCCCGGCAAGAACCCGTTACAGATCGCCGAGAGAATGGGCGAAATCTGCACAGATGCAGATTTCGTCAACATCTCAGATTACCATCGCATGGATGGCACGATCACGTACACTCTTCGCCAGGTTGATCGGGCGATTTGCATGAAGGCCTTTGCAAATCACCGCGCTAAATTGAATGAACTCTTGAAGACAAATGTCGACAATACCGCATATTTGCCAAATGGAACAACGTTCAACCAAGGACCTTCACACGGATCAGGCTGCTCAGCCACAAGCCTTTTCCAAACGCTACGTGCGTCCTTCACAGCTTATCTTGCCTTCAGGAACCAACGTACCTCCGCCGGACGCCATAACACGCCGGCGGAAGCCTTCGCCTCGATCGGAATACATCTTGGTGACGACGGTGTCGATGCTAACCTCAGCACTACCAGTCATCAATGGGCAGCCGACCGTGTCGGATTGGTCTTGGAAGCCTCTGTTGTACAAAGAGGATTTCGAGGAGTCAATTTCTTGGCACGCTACTATTCACCAAACATCTGGTATGGTGATGTTAATAGTATGTGCGATGTCAAGAGACAGCTCTCGAAGTTCCACACAACGGTTCGCTTGCCTGAAAACGTCAAGCCTGAGCAAAAGTTGGTTGAGAAGGCCATGTCATACGTGGCTACCGATGGAAACACTCCCGTTCTTGGAGATTTCTGCAAGCGGGTGCTACTGTTGTCATCCTATAAGCCCAAATCATTACTTGGAATCGGTAATTGGTGGGCGCGTTTCGACGTGTCCGTCCAGTACCCCAATCGCAATGATGAAGGATGGATGGATGTGGAATACAGTGCACTCTTTGCAGAATTCGACAGAAGTCAGTTCAATGAGTGGCTGGCTTCCGCCAATACGGTCGAGAAACTGCTTCAGCCTCCAGTATGTGCAGAGCCCCGAGCCGCACAACCTGGACGGGCTGCGGTCGTGGTTGATGAGGATGTACTACCTGCACAAGAGGCAGAAGTGGCCGTCCCATCCCCACCACAGTCCGAAACGACCGAGGCAGGCAACACCGAGAAGCCAAAGAAACGACGACGTAGACGTTCAAGCAGGGCTCCAACAGCTAACGTTGAGCCCCAGGGAGGAAACCGAACAATTTACTTCGGGA